TAAATCATGGCAATTTCACGCGCACAACTACTTAAAGAACTGCTCCCCGGTTTGAACGCTTTGTTTGGTATGGAGTACGCACGCTACGGCGAGCAACACAAGGAAATCTACGAGACTGAAACCTCTGAGCGTTCCTTCGAGGAAGAAACCAAGCTGTCCGGCTTTGGTGCTGCACCTGTCAAGAACGAGGGCTCTGCCATCGCTTATGACAACGCGCAGGAAGCTTTCTCTACTCGCTACACGCACGAAACCATCGCCCTTGGCTTCAGTATTACTGAAGAAGCGATTGAAGACAATCTGTATGACAGCTTGTCGGCACGCTACACCAAGTCTTTGGCTCGCGCTATGGCGTACACCAAGCAGACCAAGGCTGCTGCTGTTCTGAACAACGGTTTTACCAACTCCAGCCAGTACTACGGCGGTGATGGCGTTCCTCTGTTCAGCACTCAGCACCCAACTGTTGGCGGCACTGTTAACTCCAACACTCCTTCGACCCAAGTTGATTTGAACGAGACTTCTCTGGAAGCCTCTGTTATTCAGATCGCCGCTTGGACGGATGAGCGTGGTCTGTTGATCGCTGCAAAGCCACGCAAGTTGATTGTTCCACCTTCGTTGCAATTCGTTGCTACTCGCTTGCTGGAAACCAATCTCCGCGTTGGTACTGCTGACAACGACATCAATGCGTTGATGAACAACGGTTCAATCCCCGGGGGCTACACCGTCAACAACTATTTGACTGACAGCAACGCTTGGTTCATCTGCACCGATGTGCCTAACGGTTTGAAGCACTTTGTGCGTACACCGTTGACCACCAACATGGATGGTGACTTCGATACAGGTAACGTCCGTTACAAGTCTCGTGAGCGTTACAGCTTCGGCTGGTCAGACCCATTGGGTATGTTCGGCTCGTCCGGTTCGACCTAAGTTGGACCAGTAGCTCGTCACAAGCGGGCTATGCGAGAGGGGGCTTCGGCCCCCTTTTTTATTGTTGACAAGCTTTAAAAAAGGTGTATATTGCAGCTATTCCGGGCCTTCCGGTGTATCAGACAGTCCCGGCTGACGACATGCAGACTGATACGCCTAACTTGCATGTAAGGACCAAATCATGGCACGCACTACGTTTCAAGGCCCAGTTCGTTCATTGGGCGGCATCTATCAACAAGGCCCAGCCGCTGTTATTGAAATCACAACCAGCACCACATTGAGCCCCGAAGCTCACGGCGGTCGTATCATTTCTGTCGGTGGCTCTTTGGCCGCTGCACTCACATTGACGCTCCCCGCAATCAATGTTTCGACCAACCCAACCACGTCTGGCCCCGGCCAAGACCCCAATACACTGAACAACGAAGGCGTTGTCTACACCATCTGGGTTCCTACAACCATCTCCACTAGCTCGTTGAAGATTGGTACAACTTCTGGTTCCAGCGATTTGTACGTTGGCGCTGTAATGTCTATTGACTCAGACACGTCTGGCGCTGTGGTTGCCTTCTCTGCTAACGGTTCTTCCAATGATTTCATCAACTTGAACGGTACAACTACCGGCGGTGTTGCTGGCACATGGATTCAAATTGTGGCGATTGCTACTGACAAGTACATGGTGACTGGAAATGTTATTGGTTCCGGCACTGTCGCTACACCGTTCGCAGACTCTTAATCAACTCAAGGGGCTTCGGCCCCGTTTTTAAAGGAGATTGATTATGACGATGCAATACGACGTAAAACAGGGACATCTAAACCAAAGCGGTTTTTTTGTTCTTGGTAGAAATCGCGTCAAAGGCGTTTCGTTTTTTGGTAGCGGCAGTGACGCTACGTTAGTGTTGTTTGACACCACCACTGCTCCGGTAACATCCAGCGTTACATACGCTCGTTCCGGCACAACAGTAACGGTAACAAAAACGGCTCACGGTCTGTCTACAGGCAATGTTGTTGGCATCCACTTTGACAGCAATACAAGTCAGTCAGCAACAGACGGCAACTATGTTATTACTGTTGCTTCGTCAAGCACATTTACGCTTACAGACATCAATAGCGGAACCATCACCTCTACTGCGGCTTCATATGTGAGTGGTGGCGGGCGCTGGTTGATGACTTATGAAATAGACTCAACAGATACTTTTAGTAATGCGCCGTTTATTCCGGGCGAGGGCGTGCTTGCCGTTAATGGCATCTACGCGCTGATGACCAACATTGACTCCTCGCAGATTTTCTATGGCTAAGAAAAAAGGCCCGGTTCTCTCGGTTGGTCGCGGCGAAAAGCTGCCCGTCTCCAAGGGAGCGGGCTTGACCGCCAAAGGCCGTGCCAAGTACAACGCTGCTACGGGTAGCAACCTCAAAGCCCCGCAGCCCCAAGGCGGCAAGCGCAAGGATTCGTTCTGTGCTCGCATGTCAGGTATGCCGGGTCCAATGAAAGACGAGAAGGGCAAGCCAACCCGTAAGGCAGCTGCTCTTTCAAGATGGAAATGCTGACATGACACAGACTCACGACACAGTTAAAAACATCATTGACCTTGCGTCGGTGGTCGCTGCTATTTGATCATTCTTGGAACTCCTCACACCTATCTTTGGTTTGATCGGTGCCGTGTGGACTTTGATGCGTATAGCTGAGATGGTCACAGGGAAACCGTTTTCTGAAATTATTGGGCGGAAGAAACCCGATGCCAGCAACAAGTGAGAAGCAAAAGCGGTTCATGGACGCCGCAGCACACAACCCCGCATTTGCAAAGAAGGCTGGCGTGCCCGTATCTGTGGCCAAGGATTTCAGCGAGAAAAGCAAGGGCGTCAAGTTCGGGGGCAACAAATCCCGACCTGATCTTCAGAAAGTAAACGAGCCAAAAACTCGTCAAGGTAAGACAGAACTTTTTTCAAAAGGTGGTGATATGAAAGAATCTAAAGCAATGGTAAAGAAGGAAATCGGCTTCATGAAAAAAGCTGGTGCCCCCAAATCCATGATCAAACACGAGAAAGCCGAAATGGGCATGAAGAAGATGGCCTCTGGCGGTATGCCAATGGTTATGAAAGACGGTAAAAAAGTGCCAGCTTTTGCCGCAGATGGCGAGGGCAAGATGAAAAAAGGTGGCATGACCAAGATGGGCGCTGTTAAAACCAGCTCTAAGCCTGATGGTGTTGTTGTCAAAGGCAAGACCAAGGGCACAATGATCAAGATGAAGAGCGGCGGCAGAGCCTGCTAATTTAAGGAGCTATCATGGCAAGCAAAAAAGCAGGGCGTTTAGCAGGTTTGGCCGCACTGGCTGGTCTTGCCTATATGGCCAACAAAAAAGGCGAGACCAAAACTCCAGACGCGGTCAAAAGCGAGAGCAAAAGTAAAAGCTTCGACCGCGATACCGACACCGGTGTGGACGCTATGGCTTCTGACGCAGCAAAGAAACCTGCTGTGGATTTGGGCGAAATCCGCGATGAAGCGGGCACTCTGTCAAAGTTTCGCCGTAACACTGAGACTGGCGAGATGTATGACCCAACAGGGTCTAGCTCGGGTAAGAGTGCAGCTGCAAAGGTTGCCGCTCCCGCTAAAACACCAAGTGCTTCAATGGCTTCTCAAACCGGACGGTTTGCCCCCAGCGGTTCCCCCGTGTTAAGCGATAACCCAAGGAAGATTGGGAACGCAAAAGCCGTAGTCGCTCAGGGCGGAGACCGAAGCGCTCGTGCTGATATGTCAAAACCTGCTCAGACCGGAAATGCAAGCCCCGTAGTTGCTCAGGGCGGAGACCGAAGCACCCGTTCTGATAATGCAAGACCTGTATTTGCTCCGGGCGGAAACCGAAGCGTCAGAAATCTTGACTACGAAAATGACGAGATGAAAGAGATGAAGCGCGGCGGCAAAGTCAAGAAGATGGCTTCTGGCGGCATGACCTCTTCGGCTTCTAAACGTGCTGACGGTATTGCCACCAAAGGCAAGACTCGCGGAAGGATGTGCTAATCATGTCTGATTCAAAGCAAGCAGCAATTGACGCAGAAGCTCTGGCAAAGAAAGCCAGAGAAGAAGCTCGTTCTGGCGGCACTGATGCGCCACCTACGGATGCGATGAAGCAGACGATGGCTGATGAAAAAGCCAAGAAGGCAGCGGAGAAAGCGCCGACCACCAAGACTGAAATGGGCAAACGCTTCAAGTCCGGCGGTGTCACCCGTGCTGATGGCTGCATCACCAAGGGCCACACAAAAGGCCGGATGGTGTAACCATGATGTCCAGCCGTGGCATGGGGGCCATAAACCCAAAGAAAATACCCAAAGCCAAAGCTGTCAAGATGGCTGAAGGCGGCAAGGTCAATGAAGCGGGCAACTACACCAAGCCCGGTCTTCGCAAACGCATCTTTAACAGCATCAAAGCTGCCGCAGTGCAAGGCACCGGAGCAGGCCAGTGGTCAGCCCGTAAGGCCCAACTGATGGCTAAACGCTACAAAGCTGCTGGTGGCGGCTACAAAGACTGATATGAAGGCACCGCAGAAATCCCTCAAAGATTGGGGCGACCAAAAATGGAGAACAAAAAGTGGTAAAAAATCTTCTGAAACAGGTGAGCGATACCTTCCAAGCGCTGCGATCAAAAGTCTCAGCAGTGCTGAGTACGCTGCAACGACCAAAGCCAAGCGAGCAGGAAAAGCCGCCGGGAAACAGTTCGTAGCGCAACCCAAAACGATTGCAAAGAAAACAGCAGGATTTAGATAATGGCAACCACCTCCGGCGTTTCCGCATTTAACCTTGACCTGACTGAACTGGTCGAGGAGGCGTTTGAACGCGCCGGTAGTGAGATGCGTACCGGCTATGACCTGCGGACTGCTCGCCGCAGTCTGAATATCATGTTCGCTGATTGGGCCAATCGCGGCATCAACATGTGGTCGATTGAGCCGGGGACCATAACCTTCGTGCAGGGGCAAAACACCTACGCCCTGCCATCTGACACCATTGACCTGCTTGAGCACGTCATCCGCACTGGTGGTAACGTAGCGTCTACACAGGCAGACCTGACCATCACCCGGATCAGCGTCTCCACCTACGCCACGATCCCGAACAAAATCCAGCAGGCGCGGCCTATCCAGATTTGGATTCAGCGGTACAACGCACAGAGCTCGCCTACGGGCCTGACGCTGAACGGCACCATTACCTCTACGGCTACGACCATCACCCTCAGTTCGACTGTGGGCCTACCTGCTTCTGGCTTCATTAAAATTGACAACGAGACCATCAACTACAGTTACATCTCAGGGAATACCCTGAACAACTGCTTCCGCGCTCAGAACAACACCACCGCAGCCGCGCATACCACCGGCGCAGCCGTGTACTCGGAGCAGTTACCCGCCGTCACTGTCTGGCCAACGCCTGATGGCTCACAGACCTACACGCTGGCTTACTGGCGCTTGCGCCGTACTCAGGATGCTGGTGGCGGTGTCAACGTCATGGACGTCCCATTCCGATTCGTGCCTTGCATGGCAGCGGGCTTGTCGTATTACCTAGCGGGCAAGATTCCTTCGGGTTTTGAACGCCTGCCTATGCTCAAAGCCCAATATGACGAGGCTTGGCAGAACGCCGCCGACGAGGATCGTGAAAAAGCTGCGGTGCGATTCGTGCCGCGCCAGATGTTTATAAACTGATATGGGCAGTAGGTTTGCCAGTGGTAAGAACGCGATCAGCGAGTGCGACCGCTGTGGGCAGCGCTTTAAGTTAAAACTGCTGAAGAAGGAAGTTATCAAGACTAAGACGTACAATTTGCTTGTATGTCCTGAGTGCTGGGACCCAGATCAACCGCAGCTTCAGTTGGGTATGTATCCAGTTGATGATCCGCAGGCCCTGCGTAATCCGCGCCCAGACCGTAGCTATGTGGCTTCGGGGCTTTTGGTAAGCGGTTATTTGGGTGAGGGTAGCAGGAATATTCAGTGGGGTTGGAACCCCGTGGGTGGGTCTAGGTTTTTTGATGATGCTCTGACGCCAAATCTCTTGGCTTTAGGTGTGCAAATTGGTACAGTTACGGTTACCACATAAGGAGTGAATGATGGACGCAAAGAAAGCAGTGCGAAAGCACGAAGCAAATATGCACCCCGGCAAAGCGCCGACCAAATTGCGTGCGGGTGGCAAGACCAACGCCGACATGCTCAAGATGGGCCGTGGCTTGGCTAAAGTGGCAAACCAGAAGTCTTTTGGACGGAAAGGCTAATCATGGCTAAATACAGCAAGAAGATTGGTGGCAAAGAAGTTGGTGATGCCAGCGTCTATGCTGAACCACACACCATGACCGGTAAAACCGTAACTGCGGAAACCAACCCGGGCAAGATGCCAAACCTCAGCAAGTTGGACTCCTACAACACGGCTATTGGCGCTATTAGCAAGTCTGCCGGTGACCAGCCAACCAAAACCTCGGGCATTAAAATCCGTGGTACAGGCGCAGCTACCAAGGGCGTGATGGCTCGTGGCCCAATGGCGTAAAGCATGACATACACCGAGCTTGTAGCGGCGATTCAGTCGTACACGGAGAATCAGTTCCCTGCCACAACTTTGGCGGATAACACCACCGTGTCCAGCACAACTCAGATTAACACTCTGATTGAGCAGGCGGAGCAGCGCATCTACAACTCGGTGCAGTTCCCGTCTATTCGCAAAAATCAATATTCATTGATAACGGCTAACAACAAGTACGTATCTCTACCGAACGACTTCTTGGCCGTGTACTCGTTGGCCTTGGTGACAGGCGTTACCGGCGCAAATTTAGACACTGGCACGTACGAATACTTGCTCAACAAAGACGCAAACTTTATCCGTCAAGCGTACCCAACGCCAAATTCCACGGGCGAGCCAAAATACTACGCTTTGTTTGGGCCAACAATCGTCAGTTCAGCAATTACAAACGAGTTGTCACTCATCCTTGGCCCAACGCCTGATGCGGCGTACTACGTAGAATTGCATTACTACTACTACCCTGAGTCGATTACAACCGCCTCCTCTGGTCAGACATGGCTGGGAGACAACTTCGATACAGTACTTCTTTACGGCAGCTTGGTTGAGGCGTACACGTACATGAAGGGTGAAGCCGACCTAATCACGCTGTACAACACCAAGTACAACGAAGCGCTGGCTCTGGCTAAACGTCTGGGCGATGGCATGGAGCGTCAGGACGCTTACCGGTCTGGTCAATATAGACAAGCAGTCACATGACCATAGCCCAAACATCCACGACCAGCTTCAAGGTGGAATTGCTTCAGGCGGTTCATAACTTTGGCCCAACAACGCCCAACACTTTTAAGATTGCCTTGTACACCGCAGCGTCAGATATCGGCCCAGCAACAACCGCATATACAGCGACTAACGAAGTGGTTGGGACAGGTTACACGGCGGGCGGCAACACGCTTGTTATCTCTACAGACCCAACCTCGGGTAACAACACCGCAAGTATCCCCACCGCGTTCGTCAGCTTCTCAAATACGTCTTGGGCAAGTTCATCAATTACGGCTCGTGGCGCTCTGATCTACAACAGCACACAGGGCAACAAGTCCGTGGCGGTGCTGGATTTTGGTGCGGATAAGACTACAGTCAACGCTACGTTTTTAATCACCTTCCCCGCTGCCGACGCTTCCAGCGCAATTGTGCGAATTTCATAAGGACCAACATGCTTGTAACGACAACCAAAGGCGACATGGACGATTCTCTGCTTGAAAAGCGGGAGGGTACAGTGGATAATGACAATGAGTTCACCACGTGGGTTGAGTACTGGTTGGACGGAGAGCTTGTTCACCGTTCTGCTCATGTGACCCTGAAAAAAACAGCCGTCTTTGGTGGCGGCGAAACAGCTTCTTTTGCTTAAAGGAAATAAGTGAAAACAACGCATAGATGCACTGTGTGCAAGGAGGAAAAATCCTTGTCGGAATTTCCTATGCGTAAGACACATCGTCCGGGCAAACCCGTTTCTCAATGTACAAAATGCAGAGTTGCTTACAACAAAACATACAGAAAAGAAAACAAAGAAAAGTTTTCTGCCGTTGAACGCAAAAGCAAATTAAAAATTACTTACGGCATTACGCCGGAGCAATACGATGCAATGTTGGAAAAGCAAAATAGTAAATGTGCAATTTGTTTTGCCAAAACCCCGGGCGGAAGAACAAAAATGTTTTTTATAGACCACTGTCATAATACTGGCAATATTCGTGGTTTGCTTTGTATGCGGTGTAATACTGGGCTAGGACTGTTTTTGGACAATCCAAAATTTCTTTTAAACGCAATTTCCTATCTTAAGGAGAACTCTCGTGAGTAACACCCAATCAATGTGTACTTCTTTCATGGGCGAGTTAATGACTGCGACTCATAATTTTGGTACTGCACCAACCCGTGGAACGAGCGCAACCGACTCCTTTAAAGCGGCTTTGTATTTGGCATCCGCTACTTACAACGCATCTACTACGGCATATTCGGCAACTGGGGAAGTCTCTGGTGCTGGGTACACCGCAGGTGGTATAGCGGTCACGGCTGCAACTCCTCCTACAGCGACCAACGCATCTACTACTGCGGGCGTGGCGTTCTTTACGCCTTCAGCTTCGCTTGTCTACACCTCGGTGACTTTAGCCACAGCCTTTGATGCGGTGTTAATTTATAACTCTTCGCAGAGTAATAAAGCGGTCTCTGTTCATACCTTTGGTAGTCAGACCATTACTGCGGGCACGTTTACCTTAACGATGCCAGCCAACACCACATCAACCGCGTTACTGCGTCTGGCAACAACCTAAGCGGAGGCGGCGTAAGCCGTAGACCATGTTTGGTATCTCCGCATTTGCACAAGCCCCATTTGCGGCTCTTGGCGAAAACGTAGTCATTGTCGCCCTGACGGGCGTGTCCGCGTCTGGGGCTGTTGGGTCTGTAGCAGAAGAAAGCTCAGTTGCCCTGACTGGGGTTGAGGCAACGGGTGCTGTTGGGTCTGTAACAGTAGAAATCACTGTTGCCATTACGGGCGTATCCGCAACGGGCAGTGTTGGCTTTGTTACGCAAAGTCAAGCCGTAGCTTTAACTGGTGTTTTATCTAACGCAGACGTTGGTGCTGTAGACGAAACCAATTTCCCATTAATAGCGGGTGTTCACGCTAACGGTACTACAGGTACGCTCACCCCAGAGAAGATATTTGCGCTAACAGGTGTTCAAGCGGACGGCGCAGTAGGCACGGTTGTTCCTAGTATCACAATTGCTCTGACTGGGGTTGAGGCTTCTGGCGCGGTTGGTACGGTCATCTACAACGAGTCTGATGCGACTAGCGGTGACGAGGCGATTGGTTCAGTTGGAACAGTAGAACCGTCTATCACTATTACCCTAACAGGCGTGGTTGCTTCTGGGGCAGTGGGAACGGTAACCCACGGCGGCGCAGCAGTTGCGCTGACTGGAGATGAGGCGGTTGGAAGTGTTGGGTCTGTTGGGGTAACAGTATCTACCGCCCTGTCGGGTGTATCCGCTTCTGGTTTGGTTGGAACTGTAATCCCCGTTTACTGGATTTTAGTAGATGACAGCCAGACTCCAAACTGGCAAAATGTTAACGATGCTCAATCTTCTAGCTGGGCGTTGGTAAATAACGCAGAGACATCCAACTGGGCGTTGGTTGAGACAGATTAAGGATAAATATGGCTCTCGTACTCGCAGACCGCGTAAAAGAAACGACCACCACGACGGGTACGGGGACAGTGACGCTTCTTGGAGCATCAACTGGGTTCCAGTCTTTTGCGGTGATTGGTAACGCCAACACCACCTACTACACCATTGCTGGTCAAACTACATCGGAGTGGGAAGTCGGGATCGGTACGTATACAGCCTCTGGAACTACGCTGGCCCGAACAACGGTGCTGTCATCGTCAAACGGCGGCTCGGCTGTCAACTTCAGCGCCGGTACAAAAGACGTGTTTGTTACGTACCCGTCTAGCAAAGCCACCTACGAGGCCGCAGGTCAAGAAATATACGCAGGAGCTGACGGCTCCGTCTATTTAAACGCACAGACAATTACCAAAAACACTTTCGTTCCGACAAACTACAACGGCATGAGTACCGGGCCGATAACAATAAGTTCGGGTGTATCGGTTACTGTTTCCAGCGGCTCACGCTGGGTTGTCGTCTAAGGAAAAAACATGAGTTCAATAGTTATTGCAGGCGATACATCTGGGGCGGTAACGCTATCTGCACCTGCGGTTGCAGGTACTGTGACGGTGACTCTGCCGTCCGCATCTGGGACTATGGCGGTGACTGGTGGCTCTCCATCGTTTACCACGATTACAACAACTAGCGACGCAACTATCTCTGGTCTTACAGTGGGCAAGGGCGCGGGTGCTGTCGCCAGCAACACTACGGTGGGCCTCAGTGCTTTGCCAGTAAACACAACAGGCTCTCAAAACACGGCTGTTGGTAATGGTGGTTTGTATACAAATACAACGGGTAGTTCTAATACCGCAGTAGGATATTTTGCTGGGTTAAGCACATCAACTGGCTCAAACAACACCGCAATTGGCACAAGTGCATTACAAACCAACACCACAGGGGCTTCTAATACCGCCGTTGGCTATCAAGCGGGATACGGCAATACTACAGGTTCAACAAACACAGCAGTAGGTTACCAAGCACTTTATACAAAAGCTACTGGTGATAGCAATACTGCACTTGGCTCACAGGCACTTTATAGCCAAACATCAGGTAATGAAAATACTGCTGTTGGTCAGGTTGCCATGTATTTTAATACTACTGGTGGAACTAACGCCGCTTTTGGTAGAGCAGCTTTATATCAAAACACCACAGGTTCAAATAACACGGCAACTGGTTTTGGAGCGCTTCAAAACAACACCACCGCCAGCAACAACACCGCTGTGGGTTATCAGGCGGGGTATGCAAGTGCAACAAGTGGACAGGCTAATTTCTTTGGATATCAAGCTGGCTATAGTTTTAATGTAAATAACGCCGATTGCGGAACTTGTTTTATTGGTTCAAGGGCTGGTTACAGCACCACTTCTGGAACTAAAAATACATTTTTAGGTGAGGCCTCTGGTTATTACATGACTACAGGTTCTGGAAATACTATTCTTGGTCGCTACACAGGCAACCAAAATAGCCTAGACATTCGCACATCAAGCAACAACATTGTGCTGTCTGATGGTGATGGGGTCGCTCGTTTATGGGTAGATAATTATGGAAATAGTCATTTGGGTTTGCCCAGCACCAATACAAACCCTGCTTACAACAATGGAGGAGACCCCGGACACACTATTGGCAATATGTCTGCTTACCCAAGCACGGTAAGCCGATTGAATATTCAAGAACGCGCTAATAACTGGATTACTTGGTCTAATGGTTCTGGTGGAAACAACGGCGTAGTTTCTGTAAACGGCGCTGGTGTTACTTACGGTTCAAACTCTGACTATCGCCTAAAAGAAGATGTTGCGCCACTGACTAGCGCATTGGCAAGAGTTGCGGCGCTTAAACCTGTCACATTCAAATGGATTATTGACGAAACTTTGTCTGAGGGATTTATTGCCCACGAAGTTCAAGCCGTTATCCCATTGGCAGTAAAAGGCGAAAAAGATGGGATGACTGATGACGGTAGCGGTAGACCGTTCCATCAAAGCCTTGATGTGTCTATGCTGATTCCTACCCTCACCGCCGCAATCCAAGAGCAACAGGCCCTCATAACGCAGCAAGCTGCTGCCATCACAGCCCTGACAACCCGCATCACCGCGCTGGAGCAAGCATGATCGAACTAACAACCGAACAGCAAATTGCCAAGCACTACTCTGCCGCTATGGACAGCGTAAACCTTATCAATGGCACAAAACCCGAGTTGATGACTGATGCTGAGTGGACGGATTGTTTGTCACGCAACAAAGAGCATTTGAAGATTATGCTTGCCAAGGACTTTTGGACAACTGAGAATTTAACTCCGCTACAACAGGCGGCAGGAGCATAAAAAATGGCTGTAACTATCAACGCATCGACATCGGCAGGGGTAGTCACGACTGCTGACACCTCTGGGATTTTGCAACTCCAGACAAACGGCACTGCCGCGCTCACCGTAGATACATCTGCCAATGTGGGGGTTGGGACGGCTTCGCCAAGTTTTCCGCTTGATGTAGCGGGGGCTATTCGGGGCAACTCTTGGATTGGTCGCGCAAATACTTCCGCTCCAACTGCTGATGCGTTTATATATAGACCAGCAGATGGCACACTTGGCTTTGGCACTGGTAGCACAGAACGGATGCGTATCGACTCCAGCGGCAATGTGGGGATTGGGACAAGTTCGCCAACAAACAAACTTCATGTTTCTTCATCTGGTTTTGAAACAATAAAGTTGCAAGGAACAAGTACAGTATCGGGCATTAACTTTGTTAATTCTGCATCAAGCAACGGGTACATTTATTACGATAACGGCCCTAATATGCTGTTTTATACCAACGGCTCAGAACGCGCCCGTATTACATCAGCGGGGGTACTTCAGATTAATCAGGGTAGTGGTGTTTATATTGGGGGAGCCACCGCAGAAACAATTTTTCGTCCCGGCGCTAATGGTGCGGGTATGCACTTTTCTACTAATGCGCTTCTACCCGCAAGCAATGTGGGCGCTGCTAATGACAACGCAATTAATTTGGGAAGCGGTAGTAACCGTTATGCAACTGTTTTTGCCGCAACAGGCTCGATTAATACTTCAGATGCTCGGGAAAAAACAAGTGTTCGCGCACTGACCATTACAGAAATTCGCGTCGCCAAGCAGTTTGCATTAGAAATCGGTTCTTATAAGTGGCTTGCCGCTATTGAGGCCAAAGGCGATGCCGCACGCGAACACATTGGTTTGACGGTGCAACGAGCGATTGAAATTATGGAAGCCAACGGGCTTGTGCCGTTCAACTACGGATTTATCTGTTATGACGAGTTTGAAGACGGTAATCGGTATGCGTTTCGCATGGATGAGTTGTCGTTGTTTATTGCTCGTGGACAGCAGTCGGCCCTCCAAGAGCAACAAGCCCTCATCACTCAACTACAGGCAGACGTTGCCTTACTCAAAGGAGCAACAGCATGAGTTTAATTCTCTCAGGAACTGACGGCCTGTCTGATGTAGACGGCTCTGCCGCAACCCCCGCGCTCAGAGGCACTGATGCCAACACAGGCATCTTCTTCCCTGCCGCTGACACCATTGCTTTTGCTGAAGGCGGTGCGGAAGTTATGCGGATCGACTCCAGCGGCAACGTGGGGATTGGTGAAACCTCGCCCGCTGGCTCTGCTGGCTATACACAACTTGTTATTAAAGGCGCAAGTGGGGCTGAATTAAGTTTAAAAGGCGGTACAACGCAATATGGTTATGTCTATGTAGACAGTGGTGGATTTAGAATTATTAACCCACAATCAGGTGCTTCATCTGGAACAATGCAGTTTTCTACCTCTAACACAGAGCGCATGCGTATCGACTCCAGCGGCAATGTAATGACGGGGCTTACTTCCGCGCTTGGCAACTTCAGCATCAATGTCACGGCTGGCGCACCGGCAACATCGGGAAGCATGTCAAGGGGCCTGACAGTCACAAACACTTCTGGCGGTAGGGCGTTAAATTTTGGTGTCAATGAGTCGGGTGGCTACCTTTACATCCAGTCGGCTTATGTGAATAGTGCTGACAACTCTCAGCCTCTTGCCTTTTTTACTGGCCCCACAGAACGCGCCCGTATCGACTCCAGCGGTAACTTGCTGGTGGGAGGTACATCAGCAGTAGTAACTGCAAAATTAGGTATTTACCAAACATCAGCCGATGCGGCACTTTTTATAAATCCCTCTAATGCATCGTATAACGGCACTGTTATTTACACAAATACCACAAGAGCCGCAAGTAGTGCATTTGATTTTATTGGTTGTTATGGAAATGCCGTTGGTCAATTTAGAGTTGGCGGAAACGGTGTAATTTACGCACAAAACACATCTGTTCAATCAATTTCAGACCAAAGGCTAAAAGAAAATATTCGAGACTCCTCAGATGGCTTATCTGTAATAAGTGGATTACGACCAGTTCGATATGACTGGAAAGAAGGGCATGGGAACAACCAAAAGAACCAACTTGGTTTTATTGCTCAAGAAATAGAAACTGTATTTCCAGAGGCTGTTAGTGAATGGCAAGTCAATAAAGATGACGAAACGGTTTACAAAACCGTTGGCCCCGGTGCGCTAATCCCAGTCTTAGTCAAAGCAATCCAAGAGCAACAAGCCCTCATCACAGCCCTGACAACCCGCATCACCGCTCTAGAAACAGCGGCTGACAGTACGCCGTAAACCTGCGAAAATACCCCGAACTAAAGGACTCTTATGGCAAGCACATACTCCCCCTCACTGCGACTTGAACTGATTGGCGCTGGAGAACAGGCCGGTACGTGGAATACCACAACCAACACTAACCTCGGCACGCTGCTTGAGTCATCTATTGCTGGGTATGTGTCGGTGTCCGTTACCTCGGCCAACCAAGCCTTCACTGCGCTGGACGGTGCTGCTGACCAAGCGCGAAATGCCGTTATTGCACTGACCACCACAACCACCGCTAACTTCAACGTCTATGCTCCGCCACAGGAGAAGACATACATCATCTGGAACAACACTGCCTACACAGCGACGATCTACAACTCCACGGTGCTGGGCAACACAACTGCTGCTGGGCAGGGCATACCTATACCAGCGGGCAAAAAGATAATAGTATTTTCCGTTGGCACAGACTTCTACACCATCGATTCGGCCAACTTGACCGGGGTTCTGGCAGTTGTCAATGGCGGCACAGGCGTAACCACTTCAACCGGCACAGGCAACACCGTCCTGAGCACAAGCCCCACGCTGGTAACTCCCATTCTTGGGACCCCTACATCCGGCACGCTGGACAACTGCACAAGCAACACCGAGACGTTTGGCACATCCAACACACAGTTGGCAACCACGGCGTTTGTACAGGCAGCGCTTCAGGCGCTGCACCCTGTCGGTTCTCTCTACTTTAACGCTACCAACGCAACGAACCCCGGCACATTGTTGGGCTTTGGCACTTGGACAGCGTTTGGCGCAGGGCGAGTACCTGTTGGTTTTGACGCAGGCAATGTCCTGTTTGACACGGCTGAAGAAACTGGTGGCGCTGCAAATGCTACGCTGCCAAGCCACACGCACACAGCTTCATCATCGGTCAGTGACCCAAGCCACGCACACGGCCCAGCGGCGGGTCAGTTTGTTTACACCAATGCTGGCGGTATAGATTCAGCGGGTGGCGGCGGTTTTATTTCGGGCGGTATTAGAAGCAGCACCACTGCAAGTGCGTCCACCGGCATTACAGTTACCACGACAAACAGCACGGAAGGCGCAAGTGCAACTAACGCCAACTACCAGCCGTACATCACTGTGTATATGTGGAAACGGACTGTGTAAATTGTGGACGCTCTGCCACCTTCACCCCCAACGGCACAAGCTCCCGCGCCCGTATTTGAGTGTGTGAGGTGGAGTTGGTCTTCAGACCGCAAAGATGTCTGGTGTCTAAAGTGGCGAGAAAAAGGTAAGCCTGAACCAAAGAAAGTAGCGGAGGCCGAAAGTGATTGACCCCCTAACAGCGCTAGCAGGTATACAGGCGGCGGTTGCGCTCATCAAGAAGGTCAGCAAGACTGTTGACGATGTGTCCTCGCTCGGCCCCGTTTTGGGCAAGTACTTTGATGCGAAGTCCACGGCCACCAAGGCGGTTGTTCAGGCCAAGAAGTCCAAGTCCTCAATGGGCACTGCCATCCAAATCGAGATGGCGCTGGATCAGGCCAAGCGCTTTGAGGACGAGTTGCAGCTTTTGTTCATGCAGGCGGGAAAAATAGATGTCTGGAACAGAATCAAGTCTCGTGCAGCGGCGATGGATGTGGAGTCTGCCCATGATGCTCGCAGAGAAAAAGAAGCTGCGGTCAAGCGCAAACAAGAGATGGATGAGGTTGTTGAGTTGGCCTTGCTGGCGGTTATCTTCTTCAGTTTGGTCGGGGTAATCTTGTATTTCACCATTGGCATCCTTGAGCAGCAAAGATGAGCGCTGAACATTTAAGCATGGTTGACAAGGTGCTGGCCTATGTGTCCAGCCCGTTCCGTCTGTTTGCAATGGTGCTGATGGCCGTGCTCACGTTTGCGGGTTACTTTGTATATACAAACCAAGAGTTGTTGATAGGGGCGTACAAGGAGTCCAGAAAGATTCCCAGCATCGCTGAAGACCGCGTTGAAGATGCTGCCGCGCATTTGTTCAAGCAGTCAGGCGCTCTTGTTGTAGCAGTATTTAAAGTGAACTCGATGTTCGGCACGCGCATCTTGTATCGAGCCTACGGGAAAAACGGCAGGGACAAAACAAACGACGGACTGGACGTGGGGCTGTTTACACAGAACGCAGCCAACAACGCCGATGTGGTCAAGCTCATGGCAAACGAGATTCCTTGCAGTGAGTACAAGTCGGCACAGTCGGAAATGGGCCTGTGGTACATCGCAAAAGGCGTAGCTTACACATGCCGTATTAGTGTTCCACCTGAACCGGGCAGGTTTGTGGGTCAGATCACAGTCGGATGGGCTACTCAGCCCGAGGACATGGACAACACCCGCGCCATGCTTCAAATCGCAGCAACCATGCTTTCAAGGAGTAAACAGTAATGGATTGGCTTAAACAAATCGCGCCCACAATCGCCACGGCAATGGGCGGTCCACTGGCGGGGATGGCTGTCTCGGCTATCTCCAAGGCAATTGGCGTAGACCCAGACAAGGTTGGCGACCTGATCTCCAGCAACAAGCTGTCAGCCGAGCAGATTGCTCAAGTCAAAATGGCCGAGATCGAGTTGCAGAAACAAGCGCAGGAGCTTGGCCTCAACTTTGAAAAGCTGTCTGTAGAAGACAGGAAGTCTGCGCGTGATATGCAGGCCGCTACAAGATCAATCGTGCCACCTGCACTGGCTGCAATCATCACCGTCGGGTTCTTTGGCATTTTGGGAATGATGCTTTTTGGCAAGGTTGACGGCAGCAACCCAACGATCTTGATGATGCTGGGCAGTTTGTCCACCGCTTGGACAGGCATCATTGCTTACTACTTCGGCTCCTCTGCTGGCTCACAGGCCAAGACAGACCTTCTTTCTAAGGCTCCGGCAATCAAATGACACCACATTTCACCCTCGCGGAACTGACCGTTACCAGCCACCGTCAGTTTGACAATACGCCGAACGAAGCGGAAACCGCCAACCTGCAACGGCTTGCCGAGTTCTTAGAGCAGGTGAAGACGGCGCTGGATGGCAAGCCGATTATGATTAACAGCGCCTTTCGGTCAAAACAAGTCAACGACAGCGTGGGCTCCAAAGACACAAGCCAGCATAGAATCGGCTGCGCGGCAGACTTCCGAGTACCCGGCATGACGCCAGACCAAGTGGTGCGTGCAGTGATTGCTGCGGGTTTACCCTTTGACCAAATCATTCGTGAGTTTGATGCGTGGACACACATCAGCGTGACAAACACACCGGACGGAACTCCGCGCAGGCAGGCGCTTATCATTGACAAAGCAGGCACTCGACCTTTCGCCTGATACGTGGGAAAATGAAACATGCCTCTACAAAAACTCCAGTTCCGACCCGGTGTAAACCGAGAGTCCACCACGCTTGCCAATGAAGGCGGTTGGTTTGAGAGCGACAAGGTGCGCTTTCGCTCGGGCTCGGCAGAGAAAATTGGCGGCTGGGTTGCCGACACTGGCACCTCCAACGCTACGCTGGCTCCTCCTACGGGCTCGTTTTGGGGCGTCTGCCGGTCGCTGTGGAATTGGATCACGCTGTCTAGCTACAACCTGTTGGGCGTTGGAACCAACCTCAAGTTCTATATCCAGAACGGCAGCGGCGGCACTTTCTACGACATCACCCCCCTTCGCCTGACAACCGCTGCCGGGGATGTAACCTTTGCCGCCACCAACGGCTCAACTACCTTGACGGTTACCGATACCGCGCACGGAGCGCAGGCTAACGATTTTGTTACCTACAGTGGTGCAGTCAGCCTTGGCGGGGCCATCACCGCCGCCGTGCTCAATAAAGAGTATCAGGTGCAGTCGGTCATCAGCAACAACTCGTACCGGATTACTTCTGCCGTTGCAGCAAACGCTTCGGATGTCGGTAATGGCGGCAGTGCTACCGTGGGTGCGTATCAAATTACAACCGGCTCTGATGTCTTCACAGTCAGCGTGGGCTGGGGCGCTGGTGGGTGGGGCGGTATTACCACGGGATATACAAGCACAGGATGGGGCTCACCTGCTCCCGCTGGTGTCGGCCTTGGTACGCAGCTTCGCCTGTGGAGTCAGTCTAACTACGGTGAAGACTTGATCTTTAACCCCCGTGGCGGCGGGCTGTATCTTTGGGAAACCAACGCCAACCCAAACATTTTTGATCGGG